CTGCTCTAGCAGTTCATCTGCCAGCGCAGACATTGAGCGATGCGATGATATGTCAAGAACGAACCGCAGCTTATCAACTGTGTCGCTTCTGAGCCGTAACATTTGGTTTTTTATCCCAGCCATTTATATAACCTTTTCAGTGGTTTGTCATTTCGTTGAAAAAATATTGCCTACAACCCTTGTAACATAGTGTGATAAATATTAAATAGTTATTAGTCACTAGTAATCGAAGGGAGATAAACAGATGGCTAAACTTACTAAAGAACAAATTGGTCTGATTGATCTTTACGCAGATCGTTGCGCCACTTTCAAAAAATATTGGATTACTTATATGCTTGGCGGTCTTAGTCGCGTAGCTTCAGAAAATGAAGCCAAACATCTTATGATCGAATTTGCTAATGACGCATATGAGTGCGGCAAAGCCTTGGGTTTAAATGACGACCAGATTTTGCAGGATGTTGTGACTTACTCGAAGCTATACAAAAAGGCGGTGGCATAATGACCCAGTACATCGCTTACTATCGTGTATCAACTCAGCGCCAAGGCCAATCGGGTCTTGGCCTTGAGGCGCAACGCGCAGCCGTCGCCGGTTACAACATCGTCGCTGAGTATACTGAGGTCGAGAGCGGCAAGAAAGCCCAACGCCCGCAGCTTGCCGCCGCACTGGCCGAGGCCAAGCGCACTGGCTCTACATTGATTATTGCAAAGATGGATCGCTTAACCCGCGCTGCTAGGTTTGCGCTTGAGCTGTTAGACACAAACATCAATTTTACATTTGCTGATATGCCAAACATTGACAGCAGAACGCCACAAGGTCGTTTCTTTATAACGCAGTTTGCCGCAATGGCAGAGCTTGAGGGTGCGCTGATCAGCGAGCGCACCAAGGCCGCACTAGCTGCCGCCAAGGCGCGCGGCGTCAAGCTCGGCTCGCCCAACCCTGCCGCTGCTGGCCGTGCGTCCGCTGCCAAGCGCGTTGCGCGCACTAATGTCGTTGCCAAGCAGGCAATGCCTATCGTTTCGGTGCTGCGTGAGGCTGGTGCCTCACTACGCACCATTGCCGCCAAGCTCAATGAAGCTGGCATTCCAACAGCACTGGGCGGGCAATGGTACGCCAGCACCGTGCGCAACTTAATGGGAGCAAACTAATGGGGTTTGAGGATGACCCGCAGGCGCAGACTGCGGATTTGCTGGGCAGCTTTAAAAAGGCTGACCCATTCACTTTTGAAAATAAACTCGGCGGCTCGTCTGCGCTAAACCTCGGCGAGCCACCAATGACCAAGGGGCAACGCGACCACCAGCGCCGCAAGCAGACGGTCAAGTTTGGAACATTTAGCCGTAAGGGAAAAAAACAATGAAACAGGAAATCATCGGCGGGGCATTGCTGCTATTGCTTGCCCTATCATTTACCAACGCCTTGTCAGACACATATAACGTCTGGGGCTTAATCGCATATTTTGGGAGATAATATAATGGTCGGAAAACTTACACCAAATAACCAGCTTTCAGCCAGTAAAGCGCCCGCTTTGCTGAACGCATCACCGTGGGAAACACAGAACGAATTGCTTGAGGCAATGATTAGCATTGACGAAGGCAACCCGCCAAAGTGGATACCGCAAAATGAGCCAATGGAGCTGGGCGATTTTTTTGAGCCGCTTATATTACAAAAGGCCGTTGATAGGCTCGGCCTAACCAATGCCGAGCTAGACATTACCGTGCCATACCAGCACGACCACCTGCCGCTGGCGGCCAGCCTCGATGGCACCGCAGTCGGCAAAGGCTCAGTGGTCGCCAACTGGGATAAAGGTATCTATGTGCCTCAAGGCGGGGTGATTGACATTGAGGGCATCGGCGTTCTTGAGGCCAAACTCACGTCAGCACGGCCAGAGGAAATACCGGCGACACACCGTGGCCCATTGCAGTTGCAGGCTCAGATGATGTGTACCGGCTACAAATGGGGCTGCGTCGCCGTGCTGTATCAAAGCACGACTTTACGTCTGTTTGTCTATCAGGCTGATGAAGTAGTCCAGCGCCGCATCAGAGAGGCGGTTATTGATTTTGAAAATCGCCGAAAAAATATGGACAAATATCCGGTCGTGTCACCGGCTGATGGGGTGGTGGCATATGGCAGGGTCGATGCAGACGCACCGCCCATCGAGCTAGAAGGCGACGACGCAATGTGGGTCGACCATTTGATGACTGCCAAGGCCAACAAGGCGATGGCCGAGCGTGAGATCGACATTGCCACCGCTGCCATAATGGACAAGATGGGCAGTCACGACACAGCCTTCGCGTCTGTTGGCAATCGCCGGGTGCAAGTTAAGTGGCCTACCCGCAAGATGCGGGCGCAGCCTGAGAAGGTCGTGCCTGCCAAGCCTGAGACTGTCATGCGCCAGAAAACCCTAACGCTAAAGGAAATTGACTGATGGCTGGACAACGCCGAGAAAGCTCGTGGAAGCCTGTTGTGGATGCTGTGGCTGCTTACCACCGCCACAACGGCCACGGCCCGACAGTGAACGAAATAGCCCACGCTGTGGGGCGATCAAGAACAGCCGTCAGGTTTCAGTTGGACAAGCTGATAGAGGATGGCATTATAACGCACACGCCCGGCAAGATCAGAACGATCAGGGTGGTTGAGTAAAGGGGCGAAAGCCCCTTTATTTTTTACCGAAAAATTTAGCCGCAGATCGTGTCGCAAAACTGGCTGAGACGATAACGCCAAGAGTGTACTGGTAATATTCCGGCATAGCTTCTAAAGCCGCAAAGCCCTCAGATACTATGTGCCTACCCCAGTCACCACAAAACGCAAGGATCAGCGGGATGCTAAACAAAATAGTAAGCCACTCATCTTTCCAGCTTGCCGCGCTGGCGTCGGCCATCTTCAAGTCCCAGTCGATTTCGCCGGTAGCCTTTTTTTCCATTATGGTGGCCTCTGCCTTGGCCTTGGCTACCTTTGCGCCTGTCTCGGCCTTAGCGGTCTCCACGCGGCCTTCTAGCCACGTTCCTGCGAGGCTGGAGATTGGGCCTAATAGTGCTTGTATCATTTCTTTGTCTCCGAGTTTAGAAACACGGCCAGCGATCCTGTCATCGCACCAGTGACCACGCTAATCAGGCTGGCCTGTTGTGTCGACAAGTCTGGCTGGGATAGCGCCCACTCAATGCAGCGCACATAAACCACGGTCATCGTGAAAATCATCAGGCGCGGGATGATCTTGTATTCTAACAGCGCCTTAGCCATCAGCCAGCGCCCTAAATCTTGCCGTAATTCGCTTGGCACGATTAGGCGTCTGGTCAAACCACCGGCTGTCCTCAGCCTCGGCGGCTACGGTAAGCCACGCCTTCGGGTCGTCCATTGCCTCAGCTACTGCCGCCCACATCTTGACGAACTTCGAGCATCTGGGGTAGCCGAGCTGAAAAGTCATATTGCAGAGGCATAGGGCTGCGTCTGGATAACGCAAGTCCAGCTCGTTAAAGTTGACACCGACGTTGCTGCATAACCGGCTGCAATCCTCAATCGTGACGGCGATGTCGAGATTAAACCGCTGGCGCACCCGATCCTCAGACACAGGCGTTCCGACCGGCAAACCGTATTCCGGGTCGTATTCTTTTACCAGCGCACCAATGCCAAAGGTGGGCAGTCCGAGGTGATCTAAATAAATGATGTGTTCGCCGTCATCGTTTTTGACGACACCCTCTTCGGCGGCTATTTCTTCTCGCAGCGTGTCTTTGTTCATCGCCTCATCTCCAAAACGTGATCAACCGTCTTAGCCCAGCTACCAGCCTCTTCCTCAGCCGTGAAGCGCGACGCTGGCAGGCGCATACTATATTGCCGTACCGACGTAACCGGCATGAACAGGCACCTTCTGGCATTGGGTGATACAAGGCACAAAACATCGTAATCGTCTTTCGTAGGCAGTTTTTTAGCTTTGCAACCGTGACCAAGATTAAAGTGGTGCCGGGCTGATCTGTGATGGCAGTGGACAGCCAACGTGGCCGTCTTAACTTGAACCCTGATAAAAGTCTGTTCACAAAACGCAAGTACATCAATCCTATCCATTGGGCAGTGGGTCGCTTTCCAACCGCCATCCATAGATAGAATGGCCGCAAGAGCCGTATGCTCGCCAATCAGCCCGGTTGTTGTTTCGCTCATGTAAGGCCGATAGCTTTCGCTGTTGACACCATTACTGTTACAAACAAACCTACCACAACCAGCACCAATAAGAAAATAGCCAGACCTATCTTTACGTTTTCAATAGCCTCATCGTGCGCTATGGCCGCCGCCTTGGCCGCCGCAAGGCGAGCCTCTTTCTGCTCGCGCAAAGCCTGATTGTGGTGGTTGATAATCTCTTGCCACGTCGATGGCTGATCCGCTGGTTTAGGCCAGCGCATATTGATCATCGTTGCGATCTGCTGCATCTCTTCGTTGAGCCGCTTTGCCTCAAGCACTGCGTCGATGCTGCCCTTAAAGCTAACGTCGCCAACCCCGGCCTGCTTGTTTCGTTCTTCGTTCAGTTTCTTTTGCGCCGAGAATAGTGTGCCGATCTGTTCACCAAGATCAGCCACCGATTGCACATCATTAACCCGCGCCTTAATAAAGGCTATGGCATTTGAGGCGGCGGTTACTGCCGCTATGGCTGTGGTAATAGGCTCCATTAGGACAGCATTCCTTTCCTGAGCGGCAGGCACTTGTAAGATTTGGCGATTAGGTCGCCGGGCAGTTCGCCAACGTCTTGCGCCATCTCATGTACGCGCTCAACGCAAGCCTCATAGCTAGGCCAAGGCCCGCGAAAGTCATGTAGCTCAATGCAATTTTGTGGAGCGCTTAAAGAGCAGGCCAATACAATAGCCTTAAACATCGTCCTGTCGACCAGTCAACCGCTTGACGGTCTCGGTCTCCCAGATACGCAGCATCCACCAACACAAGGCAACCAGCGCAGTAATCTCAGGCAACGCCTCAAAGAACGCACCAACAGTAATACCGCCAAAAGCTAGGTCAGCCGTTGTCTTGGTTTCTTCGCTCATCATTACGCCTCATCAGGCCAATTGTTGATAGGTGCGTTGCCAGTTGGGTTGCCGTCAGCATCAACCGGCACATCATATAATGCCATAAACGCAGCCAAATCACTAGCCGCTGTGATGGCTGCCTCAATGTTATTTGATGCTGTGCGGATTGCAGCCCTCGCTGTCAAAGTCTCACTAGGCACAGAGTAGTCTGCAACCTCTTGCGCCTTGATAACCATCCAGTCTGTCGGCGCAAGCAAGCCACCAGCCTGTGCCTTTACTGTGGCAATAGCGTTTGACTTGAGGCCAAGCGTCACAACCTGTTCACCGTCATCGTCCAGCACAGGGTTGCCATCTTCGTCAACCTCGTTCACGTCATCCAGCGACTTAGCCACACCGGCTGACCAGTAGAACCGCCCATCGAAGCTGGCTGCGTCATCTTCCCAGACTAGCCCTTTAGCTGCTTTGGTTGCGTCATCCCACAACATCCAGTTGGATGGGTGCTGTATT